CCATACCACACAAAATCTAATTCAGCCATGGTCATCTCCCAAAACAAATGGGGAAGCACTTTGCACTCCCCCATTGTATATCTTTCTATGTCAATCCACTCTAATTTTTTTTTACTCCATCTTTTTTACTTGACTTTGTTGGCTTATCTTCTATACCGCTATTCATGCTTTCTGCAAGTGCTGACATCACATCTTGGAACTTTTGTCCACCCATTCCTCCAATATCATCTATCCAATCACACACTTCCATCTCTGTAAAGCTTGGAGTGATTCCTTGAGAATATAATGGATATTCAGCAGCCGATTTCATCAAGTTAACAATAGCATCAAGTGAATCTTTACCACTTAAAGCCTCGCCTATGTCGGAAGGCCCTATGCCTTGTAATTGACAGAATCTTTTAAGACTCCAAGTACAAAAACGCATCGGTATCTTCTTTCCATCGGAAAGAGTTAATTCAAATTGTCCTCTCATATGTTTGGTTTGTTTGGTTTGTTTTTACTATGCGTTAGTACCGATAGTTAATGCTCCTGTTCCTTTGAAAGAAACTGAGTAAGTAACTGGGTTCTCCATATCAGCGGTCATATCTACACTCTCAATAAATGCTGAACCTGAATAAATAGTATCACCTGTTACTGGAGTTACACCACCTACTGTATCATTATTTACTGTAGTAAATTTAACAGTAACCGCAGTTCTAGCGATTGCTAAATTAGATAATTCAGTTGTGCTTATGTAAGTAGCAACTGCACCAGGTACTACTGTAGCTAAGCCATCAGTTGTTAAAGACCAAGACTTTTGTCCACCAATCTCATCAGCCCATCCTAAACTTTGTTTAGTAGAAGCATCAGGAGTATCGATAGCAATGCTTAAAGAACATGAAGTCGCAAATGCTATTACTTCAGTTCCAATTAGAACTACTAATGAAGTTCCGTTAAATACGCTTGTTGTTGCCATTTTATTTTATTTTTCTTTTATGTTAATTGATTCACGAAATGATCCATTGTTATTACCCTTCTAAACACATATGCCTCATCCACATAGTCAAAGGTAGCAATATTACTAGCAACCTTACAAGTGACTATTTTAAAGTCAGGTGCAGTACTAGGATAATTTGGCGGTCTAACACCTACTATTCCTAATAACTCATTTGCATAAGTATCAACAGTTTTCTGCCCTACTTCTCCTGCTTTAAAAGTCCTATAGACTATGTCAAATTGGATAGTAACATCAAAGCCGAAACTTTGTTTATTACTATTGTCCACTTGTGTCTGACTACTGATAATCAAAAAAGGTGGTTCTACTGTGTCAGGTGCTATGGTATCATAAGCAGCTAATGAGTAGGAAGCCGAGATAAGCTTATCGTAATAAGCTTTCCTTAATGTATATCCGCAATCCTTCATTTTGGTACAAATTTAATGAAATATATTTATATCTTAACAGACTTCAATTTCTTAATCATAGATGTAAAGACTTCGCTATAAGAACTAAACATATATGGTCTATGAGGAACTCCTAGTAAGGCTCTTTTTCTTCTTTTAAAACTAGCAGCATATTTTTCTAAATCACCCATATTTACATTTGGATAAACAGGTATCTGAAAACTATCCCCTGTTCCAAACTCTACATAAGCAGCATATTTAACATTAAGATTACCTGCACTTACACCTGCTCCCTTACCTGGCTGATATTTACTATGTCTAATAGAGTTCTTTAAGGCATTTGTTTTTACAGGCACTACTTGTTTTGCCTTGGCTGCAATTTCTATAACTGCCGCATCAATAATAAGCTTAGACTCTTCCATCATCTTTTGAGGAGATGCCTCAAGCCTCTTGATTATCGCATCAGCACCATATATCTTTACACTAAACTTTGCCATTACTTAAGTGTTGCACAACCTATTAAATAATATTGATTCAAGTCAGCTTCGTTAATAATAGAGTTAATCATATAAGTCCTTGACTTCCAAGTTATTACAAGAGCATTAGTAAATGTCTTGCCTGTTGTATATCTGATCCTAAATGTAGCTCCATCATTAATACTATCCTTACCTGCTATATTAGTCCTAGAATTGGTATTAGTGACCAATTCAGCCCAGCAAGTGTAGTATGGCACTAAAGTATTCACAAACCCTCCTGCACTATCAGAAACGCTTGTTTTAGTATTAAATGTAATCCTATTTCTTAATTGTCCTATCATTAGAAGATAATACTTACCCTTTTGTAAGGTTTCATTAGTTCGTAAGCCGTTGTTAAGTTAGCTGAAGGCTTAGAGCTTTCAACACTTGATTCTCTGTATTCGTACAAATCACCTACCATCTTCAACAAAGCCGTTTTCATAGACTCTGGAGTAGTGGCATATCCACAAGTATAAGTAAATCTAAAGTCACTCATAAGAGGTGAATTAAAGTAAACCTTTTTGTAGGTATCACCTATAACTCTATAATCCCCAAGTACCATTGCTACCCATGCAGCACCATCCCAATATTCTACCAATGTAATACTGTTTATAGGAGCATAAGGAAGCTCTATAAACTCATCTACATAAGCTACTACTTTTAGGGTTCTAGCAGTCATAGCAACTGAAGCGTACTGCTCTAATCTGATCCTAGCGGTTTCTATAAGGTTAGTAATCAAAGTATCATCTTCGCTATAATCTACTCTTAAATAATCCTTTGCGGTCTGTAAGGTAACGATTGTTGCCGAAGGGGCTACTGTAGTCGTTACATCTCTTAGTATCTGCATTATGCTAATTTTTACAAAAATAACTAAAATTTAGTGTAAACAAAAAGGGATAGCTTTCTAGGCTATCCCTTGTATTGTAAATCTAATTAAAGATTAAGCAACATTACCAAAATCACCATAAATAAACGCACCTGCGTAGTAGATAGGGAATGCAATACGAGCTTCAACTCTTACAGTAATCATGTTCTTTGTAAAGTTATCACCATCCATTTCAGAGAATTGAACAGAGATACCTTGATTTTGCATGATTTGAGCACCCATAGACCAGTCACCTACTAAGAACTTATCTACTGCGATTGCAGTTGATTTGTAAAGAGGGATACCAGCGATAGATACACTACCATCAGTTGTAACAACTGTAGAAGCAGGTAAAGTGTAAGCAGAGTTAGTATTCTTAGTATTCATGATAGCAGCCCAATCAGTTGGGTTAACTAAAATACCTGTTGCAGAATAGTCAGAAGTTTCTAACTGAGAAATAGCTTGAACTAATTGCTCAACATCAACAGTAGCAGCACCAGTTGCAGCAGTAGCTACACCAGTAATACCTTGTAAGTTAGGAGCAGTACCATTACCACTTAATAATTGAGCATCTTCAGCAACTAAATACTTCTCTAACAAACGAGATTGTAAGAAAGAAGTCATAGCAGGTATATCATCTAACATTTGGCGAGAGATACGAACATAACCAGCGATGTACTGAGCTGCTGCATCTTTCATTGTAATATCAAAATCAACTTGAGCTTTAGAACTTCCTTGAGTTTGAGCTGCTGGAGCACCTTCTCCACCACTTTCATAAGGGAAAGTAAATAAACCTTGGTTAATTGTTCCGATTGGTAACAAACTTCTTAAATGCACTTTACGAGCAGGTAAAGCATAAACTTGATTAGCATATTGACGAGTGATGTCACCTGTAAGGTTAACCGCTTCTGTCATATTACCAACTGCTTTTGTATCCAAGATAAAGCTTGAACGCTTTTGTTCGCCACGAGCTAATTTTGCTAAGCTATCACCATTTTGTTCGATAGCGTCTGCAAGAGTTACATTAAACCCTTTTACTTCTGTTTGATTCATTTTAACACGATTTTGTTTTGCTTCCAATTTTTCTATTTCATCCTTAACAACTGTAATTGAAGCTTTAGTAGCTTCTAATTCAGCCTTTACGCTTTCTAATGCACTAGCATTATCAGCCTTCGCACTTTCGATTGCTCCGTTTACTTCGGATTTAATGCCTTCGAATGCACTTTTAATTTCTTCTACCATTAGTTAAAAATTTTAAATGATTGTAAATATTTGTTTACCTCTAGTTCAACGGAAATCATCGGATCAGCTTCCTCAGTTGGCAATGCTTCTTCAGCGGTTGGCTCAGGAGTGATTGAAGGTTCATCTTCCATCTCAGATAGATATTGTTGTAATTGCTTGAGTTTAAGTTCTAACAACTCAAAAGTTTCATCAGTAAAATGTCCATTTCTCAATGACTTAATGGTTTTACCCATCTCATCAACTAGAGTTGACTTAATCTGACTTTTAACTCCTACTGTTGGTGTATTTGCGTTTGCACCCCACAATACTGAACTTCCCTCAAACAATTTTATTTCATTGATTTCATTGTACCCTGATTTCTGTTGTGACTTAATAGTCTGAAATCCGATACTATGTTCTGTGATATGACCATCTTTATATAACTCATACAAGTCATTACCTAAAGTAGTATTAGGTATCTTAACACTTGCTCTTAAGCCATAAGCATCTTCCATCATCTCATATGGCTTAGCAATAGGCTTGTCTGTAGAGTGATTCATTAGATGCCAAATTCTATTTTTGGCTTGTGGGCCATTTTCTTTTAGTGTTTTAGTAAATGCTCCTGGTGTGATTATATCACCATCGGAATCTACATTACCAAAAGCAGAGTAGTACATAGTAATAACTCTACTTCCATCCTCCATGTCTATTGGAGAACCTTCAATCGACTTCTTGTTATAAAAATTACTCATATTTATTTGTTTAAGCGACATACACCGTGCAGCATCGGCAGTTGCAGTTATTAGCTGCTCCGCCACTTGCATCATGTGCATATTGCATTTCAATTACACCGTAGTTAGGAGTGTTTACCATGAATGGTTGATTCACAGGTATTCTTACTCCACCATCATCAGGGTTCGTTTGCCTATCTAATGCTAGATGCCAAGTTCTTGGACTACCAACATATTCAGCGTGAACCCATTGTTTTAGCAAAGGTATATTAATTCCTTGTGTTGCCCCAATCGCACCTGTGCTTAAAGCTTGATGAGATTCCGTTCTTGCTATTAATAAACTCCTTGAAACATTTATCTTACCTTCTCTAAGAAGCTGAATGGCCATTGCGTTTGTTTCGTTTGTAGAAAGGTTATTAGCCCTTCCATAAGCAATAACATTATTTAGTATCCTTGCTATCTCGTTATCGGTTGTGTTTTGTATTCCGTACATTTTTGGGCCACTAATCGAAACCCAATACGACAACATAAACGCTAACCACTCATCCATTATGTTTAACGGATCAAGGTCAAAATCTTCCGCTTTCTTATACTTGTCAAATATCTTCTGATACCTCATAGCAGTATAACCACCAGTACCTTCGTACAAAGTTCGTAAAATATTGCTAATCTTATCTTGGTTAAAAAATGTCTTGTTATAATTAGCTAGTTGAAATACTCCCATCTCCTTTACAAGCAATGCAGCTTTATCAAAATCATATTGCAGAGCCTTTTCGATTTGTGGCCTAAACTCTGTGATGGACTTCCTCGCTATGGTTTGTTGCAAATTGAATTGCTGAGAAGGTTGTAATATCTTGGACATCCATATTATTTTACAGGAGGCAAATTATAATCTCCTTGTT